ATCTAGTTGAGACATTAAAGTAGTTGTATCATCAACTGTTAATACAGTGTTGTCATCACTTATAGAATTTACTCTTCCACCAGCCCTTTGTAGAGATTTAACTGGATCGTTGATTTCAATTACTGTTCCTGGCCTGACGATAGAACCTGCATCTATTGAAGTTGAAAAACTTACAATTTCTGACTCTTCTTCTTCTGCAAATACAATAGCTTTTGCTAATCTTAAAGCCTGTTTTTCCGAGGTACAGCCAAACGCCTTTACGGTTTTTTCAATCAACCCAAACTTATTTCTACGATCAATCTGAACTTGATCTGTTTCGCTTAAACCATAAACAGCATAATCAATCTCTCTTGTCTCATTATTAAAGAAACTTACTTTTATTACTGTGTGCCTTTGTTTAGAACTTGCACCAGAATAATTAAAACCAGCTTCAGTGACATTAGCAAGGTTAAATAAATAAGAAGCATCAGTTGGTCTGTCTTGTGTAATAGTAAGAGCACCGCTTGACCAAATAGGCATACATCTCATTACCCCTGCCAATTCGTTTATTAATTTAAAAGCATCATTACTATTTTGAATATTGACATTGCAGCTAAACCGAGCTTCTTCTTCTACTACTTCATTTGCATATCTACTGGCAGCTACAAAACTTTGTATATCTAAAACTGTAGACGTTCCATTTGATGTAAAAGTATTATCAGGATCTAAAAAAGTTCCAAATCCGTATCTTGAATTAGTTAAAAGATCAAGCAAAATCATCGAAGGGCATGAAGTCCATACAGCAGAACTCATTGTGCCTCCAAACACATAGCCATGCGGGTAATTTATACGGCCATCAGCGAGGTCTACATTAGGCGTAATTTTATATGTTAAATTTCCCGTAATATCACTTCCAGTAGTATTTGTGGTCGCAACAGTATATTCAAACTGATTAGGTAAATTAGTTGTTACTAAACCTTGAAATCCATTAATACTTGCTTGGTTACTACTAACAGTTACAAAATCTCCAAGAACTAATCCATGTGCTGAGTTATCACTTGTTGTAACTTCAACAATTTTTGTATTGTTAAAATATTTATATGTCGCACTAACACTTACAGCACTTTCTCCTGGGATTCTAACCTTTATGCCACGAATACGATAAGCTCTTTGAGGTATTTTATTAAACTGCTCACTAGAAACTCTTAAAGCGTGATAAGCACAGTCTGGATATGCAAGTTTCTCGTGAAAAACCTTAGTAAAACTTGCCCATTCAAATTTATCAATAAATTTATCTGCATCTGCTGTAGCTACATCTGGTGTTTTGCGAACCACTCTTACAAATACCTGAGTAAAATTATTATTTCCATCTAGATTAATAAGATATTCTTTTTGGTAAAGGTCTTTACTTCTACCAGAAATAATTTCATTAGTTGCATTTTCATCATTTTCATCAAAGTCAGCATCAGAACCTACAACTGTTGCATAATTATCTGTACCATCACTATTTGTAGGGCTTGATGGGTTGGAACCTCCTACATAAGCAAGTTGTATTTTTAGTTCGACACTAGATCCTTCAACATCTCCATTGTCTTGAAATTTCTGTATCTGAGGAAATTGTATAACAACTTTTACTGCATCTACTCTAGATGATGAACCTACAGCATTACTGTCACTAATTGATCTAGCTACACCATCACTTACAGAACCGTCTGGATTACTATGAAGCACTTCAATAGGGTTTGCTAACTCGTTTCCACTCTCTAGTGTTAACTCTTCATCTTCAATACTTTGTATAGGTGGCTGGCTACTGGTTCCAAATCTTGTCTTAAAACTTACATCTCTAAAATTAAAATCTGAATTTTGTGTGCTTTGAGTTCTAGATACATAATCTTCTGTATCTGTAGGAATAGCAAGCACTGGCGTTCCATCAAGAAACACATCACTTAGTGCAGAAGTTGTGTAGTGACTCGCTGATTTAGCAATTCCTTTTTTAGATGGTGTTGCAAAGCCTTCAATCTCTCCTTCAGATACTAGATCTAGTACAGTTGCAAATTGTTTGCTTTCTAAGGTGTCAGGTGCTCGATAAGGTTGACGAGAACCACCACCAAAAAAACTACCAGCACCCTCAATTTTTTTCTTCATGTGGTAGTTCCCTCTGTCTCTACTTGTATCTGGTTTGTATCTACTGAAGCTGAAATAACCACTGATCCAGTTGTGATCTCTCCATATACTACAGGTAATGTAGTTCCTGGTCTAGCAGTGTTTTGTATTCCGCTAAAACTAAATGATAGTCTAGGGTCTGCTTCTCCATCTGGAGCTTCTGGTAGAGGAAATAATAACTCAGAAGCACCCTGTAAAACTAAGGCAGCACCAATTCCACTAATTGCTGTAGCAAATTTTGTAGCAAGAGCACCTTTTCCAGCTATAACTGCTGGTGTCATTCCTGGCCCATAAGTTCCAAATAATCCTGCACCAGGAAGTAAGAATGATGCTCCTATTAAAGCTGCTCCAAATAATATTTTTCCAAAACCTTTACCTCCTGCTCCAACTATTACGGGCACAATATTTATAGTTGATTTTCCCACAGGATAGGTTAATTCATCTTTTCCTATCTCTTCTTTATCTACTAAAACTTTGTAGTATTTATCAGACATATATTTTTCGACACCTTTAAAATTATGTACAAGAAATCTTACTGCTTCAGCAGGGCTGTTAATTATTACGTCAAATTCTTTATAACCAACAAAGTCAGCTAAATCTCCATGTAATTTAAGTGTTCTCAACATACCTATACCTCTTTGCTGTACATTTTAACAACCATAAACTGTAAGGCTCTCTACAACTAAGTCTATCTGTTAAGTGATGTAATACCATATCTCCTAGATAAATTGCGACATGATTTAGAGTTGGGTGCATAATACTCATTAACAAAACATCTCCCACCTGTAAATTTTCATCTATACGCAATTCTCTAAAACCAGTTCTCCACGCATAACTTTCAAATAATGGATTTTCTAAAAATTCTTCTGGCGACATACTACGGTCATAATCCCTAAGAAGTATATTTCTTTCTTTTTTATAGTAATCTCGAACCAAGCTCCAGCAGTCTGTCACACCCCAAATCCATCTTCTCCCCAGTAAGTCTGGAACGTAACCATCAGGTTCTCTATAAATCCATCTATTTGTTCTAGGGTCTACTATGTGCCACGGAAGTTTGCTGCTTTCACAGTTAACCTTATCACTTTCGCTAAATACTAACTCGGTTGTTGGGTGGCTATGAATTATTGCAATTATATCTCCAGAATTTGCAGCAGCTACATAGTCCTCTGGATCTAATACAAAACACTTATCTGGATTTAAAGACAGGTTATTGCATGGTTTATAAACTTCTTTGCCTTTGATATTTACAAGTAAACCTACGGATTCTTTAGGAGAATCTTTTTTGGCATGATCTAGAGCTTTGTCTTTCCAGTGCATTAAACGAAAGATCCAAGAGATGGAAATAGACTTCTAGTGCATTGTCTTTTTGGCGCTCTTACTCCCACTAAATCAAAAGCAGCAGCTAACTCAAATTCAACAACATCCCTATTTTCACTTGCTTTTCTGTCAATGGTATAAATTTCTCTAGGAAATTCAGCATCGGGATCAGGTGTACCGAATGGATTAGTAGGAGGATTACTTCCAATGGGAGCAAAATTAGCTGCATCTAAAAAACGTGCCAAAGTTCTTATCCTAGTTACGGTTGCTCCCATTAAATCATTACCACTGGTTACTTTATTTACGATCAATAATATCGCTGATATTGTTCCCTCTATATTGGATACAACTAATTTAGGTCTGGGCAATTGGCCTTTTTGGTACGCAAATCCTTCTGCTGTTACGGGTATTCTTTGATATGTTTGACTATTCCATATAATGTCCGCATCCTCAGGATTAACTATATCTTCTTTTAAATTTGTTCCCGCGTGAAAACGATAAATGTCAATGTTTTGAGCAGTCCAAGTAACTTGGTTGTCGCTAATAGTAGATCCATTGGAAGCAGATGTAAAACCACTAGGTTCATTATTCCCACTTTGCCCTGCTGTTGTGCATTTAAAAACAATAGTTTTGCTTGAATTAGCTGAACTTACTATATCTCCTAATTCATAAGTTCTGTTATTTTCCCAAAGATTATAGTGTAATGCGTGATTGAAAGTTAAAGTAAATAATTCAATAATCGCTGACGGAGCGATACCCTGTATATCGCTGAAAACAGGTTTGTTATCTATTGTCATGGTTCAAATACCTCTCTAAATGTTGCTTGCACAGTAGCTCTGTCTAAATATGGAATTGATTTAGACCAAGACTCACATACAACTTTTCTGGTCACACTTTCTCCAGGAGGTGTAAAGTCAAAACTTGTAGCATTTTTATGTTGCAAATCTAAAAAAGTTTCAATCGCTTGTGCATCTGTATTTGATTTTTCAAACCTTAAATTATAAACTTTAGGATTTTGATGTTGAGGTAAACCAAAAACTACTCTTTGTTCATATCCATCTGCAAAACGTGTGACTCTGGTAAAAGGTGCAGATGATTTTTGTACTCCATAAGAAGGAGTTGTTCCTCCAGTAGACGTTCCAACATCTGAATCATTAAAGGTAGCCATTATGCAAGTAAACCTCCAGGTCTTTTCTGCTGTATTAATTCTGATTGTATAGCAACAGATATAAGACGACCAAGTTCTTTTCCTCTTTGTTCATCACCTTCAACAGAAGAACCAGAGGCATCTACATTTACTACTACATTTGTAGAACCTCCTAACTGGTGATTTGGTGTTATCTTTCCAGAAGCCCCTGGCGTAAATAATTCTGGACCTCGTTCACCAACTATATAACCCCTTCCCTTAGTAACAGGACCACCCTCTGCTCTGCCAGGAAAACCAGGAATTAATCCACCAAGAAAAGCGTTTACACCGAAAGATATAAGTGATCTTTGAATTTCTCTAAATACACTACGGGCAACATCACCTAAAGTTTTTGTGCCTTCTATTGCACCATTTATAGCATCAACTATTCCTTTCTCTATGCTGTTACCAATACTGTCATATAGTTCTTTTGTTTTTTGTAATTTTTCTTGTTCTTGAGATAAAACATATAGCTTATCTAATTTTGCTTTTATCTGATCTCTGGTTAGTCCAGTTGTGCCTTTCATTATTTCTTGTATTCTCATTTCAGCCTCAAATTCCCTTTCTGAAAGCGTATTTTTTAAATTTGCTTTTTCTATCTCTTTATCTAGGTCTGCTAAACGATCTTTACCTAAATTAATTTGCTCTTTAAATAACCTATTATCTTTTCCTCCCATATCTGCAAGGGGTTTAGCACCAAACTCCCCCATTAGTTGTCTTCTAATGCTGTCAGTAATTGCTCCTCCTGTTTTTCCCCCTCCTGCTTCTTTTCTCAACTCTTTTAATCTTGCTTCAAAATTTTCTCGTTCTGTACCAGTTAAATTGTTTCTTAAATTTTTAAATTGAGTGCTAGTTACATCTTGTCCAAGTACATTATTTAAAAACTTTAATAATTTAGTTAAAGGACCTGCAATAAACGCATCAAAATTAGTTTTTAATATACCCATAAGTCTACTAAATTCACTTGATACTTCATTTAACTTGTTTAAATTTTCTACTCCCTTATTTCCTACTATTTGTTGATATTCTTTTGAAAGTAAATTGTTTAATTCTTGTACTTTTCCTTGTCTTTCTAATTGACGAGCTAACTCTTCGGTTTCATCTGAAGTAAATAAAAATCTTTCTCTTGCAAGTGCAAGTTTTCCATTTAATGTTCCCATCTTCTTTGCTGTTTCAAGAGATGCCTGACCAATCTTTGTTAATTCTGCAGTTAAAGCTGTAGCTGCAATAGAACCAGCAAAACCACCACCAGGACTTGCTGCTTCACCTAACGCACCACCAATAGCACCTGGTATGGCTTGTCCTAATCCTCCTCCAAATAGCAAAGGAAAGCCACCACCAATAGCAGCACTCTTTATAACTGCTTGCCCTCTTCTTTTTTGTAAGTCTATTTGTTTTTTCTGTTCTCGTTGTCTCTTTTTTTCTTCTGCTACCAGTAATTTTGCTATGCGTAAATCTTCAGCTTTTTCTAAATTTAATAACTGTGCTTGACTTACTAAATTTTTTGCTGATCTAAACTGACCTTTCTCTACTTTTGCTTTTGCTTCAGTTAAATGGGATTCTTGTTTTGATATAGATACTCCAAATCTTTTTAATTCATTTAGTTTGTTTTGAGTGCTTTGAATAGACTTTAATACTGTTAACTCTCTTCCTTCTTTAAATATTGGATCTTTTTCATTTTTTCTCTTAGCGTCTTTTGTAAATCTTTCTAATTTTTTCTTTAACGCATCAAGTTCTGCTTCAAAATTTTGAGCATTTAGCTTTATATTAACTTCGTAAACAGCGTCATTTGCCATCTAACTTTGTCGTTTAAATTTGGATTCTTTTCCTATTCTGTCATATTCTGCCTTTTCTCGCTCACTTTTTAACTGTAAATATGAACTCCAATATATCAATTCCTCTATTGTTACTTTATTTCTAAAATCTTGTAACGTATAGCCTAGCTTTTCACATAAGAAAAACTGTAAAAATAAATTGTTATCTTCGTCAAGGTGTACTTTTAGAGTTTACGGCATCTACCCCCTCCTCTACTCCTTGCATTTTTAACATTAAATCGGTAAGAACAGTTAAAGGTATTTCTCTTCTTAATGAAGCACGATCTCCTTCGCTAAATAACTTATTACCATTCTCATCTTCGGCTTTGTTCATTATGACCTGCAAAGCGTATTCTAAACTTTCAGTGTCATTAGCTTTGTTCATTCCAGCAAGTGTTTTATATATTGCCTCTCTATCCGCAATAGTTAAAGGCTTCCAGTAAATTTCTAAAATTATTACATCTTCTTTTTTAATAATGTAACGACTACGGTTGTCGATACAAAATGCTTCTTTTAGCTTGTCAATAGCTCTTTTGTCAGCCATAAATTAATTTTTCTGTACTACTATAATATACCTTAATATTGTCTATGCGTCAGGAACTTCTGTAACCTGTCTTAAAACCAGCAGATATAAAACCTTTGGTTATGTCATTTTTGAGAAACGCATTATGTTCTGTGTACACTTTATACCAGTTTGGGTTGCGATCTCTAGAACTTAACTTATGCCTTTTTCCGTGCTCTTCATAAGTTACTGGGTTTCCTTGTGTATCAGGCATTGTGGCATTAGGTCTATTTACAGCAAAACCAGCATACTTAGCTTCGTTTCCTATATATATGTGACTGTTTAAACCTATTGCTGGTATATCGGGTAAACCTGGCACTCTACCCGTTTTTCCTGGATATTCAACTGTATCCATAAACCATGTCATAGGTGCTTCTCCTGCTCCACCTGTTGTTCTTTGTGCTCTACTACTTGGAGGAGAACATTGAACCTCATTATTATTCTCTCTGTCATTAAATTGACTTGGTAATTGTTGATCTTTTCGTTCTCTAGTTTTATCTTTTGTAGGTTTTACAGGACTTGTAGATACTTTCCAACTTTTAGCAAAATGGCCTGACCACCACGGACCATCACTTTGAAGTCCGTAAACTATTCTTGACGCTGCGTTGGATCTAGCAGTTTCGACTATTTCTCTTAAGTCGTCTGGTAATTGTGAAATCGGTCTTACTCTTCTACCCATTGGCACTAAAGTTGCAACTTACAACACTAAGAAAATGGCTGTCACCCTCTGTAGTCACTGCTGTAGGTCCTACGATTTGTGTAACCCTAGGACTACATGAAAATTTATCTACATAAGTAGATGTATTAATAGAAGTTAATCCTGTTATCACTGTCTCTGATATAGCAGATGCAATAGCAGATCCTTTATGTGGAGGTGTCATTACACCACATCTAACTGAACCTTGATAATATGTTTGGGCTGCTCCTTGTGGTTGGGCAGTAGCCTGATTAAAGTTTATATTTACCATTACATATTTTTTGTTTTTTCCTGGAGTGGTAAAAGGAGTATTATCAAAAACTACAGTTACAGTTGGGTCTGAGTCTGTTACAGCATCTTTTATAGCTGTTTCTATAGCTGCTCTTGCATTTACTAAAGTCATTAGAATACAATCCTCAAACGAAATAAATACTCTTGACCACCCTTCAGTGTTCTAATGTCCATAATTTTAGCAAACCTAGTTGAACCAGAAAAAGTTAATTTTACTTCGTCTTGGAGTACAGGTTGGCTATCTCCAATTTGATCGGGAGTAATATATAATCTTGCAGTGTTTTCTTGAAATCCACTTTCTTCATCTGAATCTACAAACTCTATAGGGGTTTTAAAAGTGTATTCAGTATCTACTGTGTGATATTCTCCTGTTTCATTATTGTAACTAGATGTTCCTTTTCGTATATATGTAATTTCATTATCTAAAGAAACCCCAAGTTCAGCAACAACTTGTTTTGCAATTTTTTTAAATGCTGCATCTAATTGTCCTGCCATTATCCTCTAACCACTCTCATTTGAAAAGCTCCTGCTCCACCTAGCATATATGCTCCGAGATAACTTTGTAACCAGGGGTAAACATCTAAAATATTATTTATTGATCCTGTTCCCTGACTTGCAGTATTATATTTGACCTCTATATCTCCCAACTTTACTTCAGAAAAATTACCCTCTGTTCCACTAGTGCCTGTGATAGCACCAGTATCGTTTGCTAATGCTCTAGCTAATTCGTATTGTGCATACTTAATATCATTTGGAATTGCAGTACAAGCTAGTTCAACATCATCAACTTTGTAATTATTTCTAGGAAACTTAAGTGCTTGTCCGTTATCACATCTATCTCCATAAAATACAAAGGTATCTATCCAACGGGTAGCTGCTATTAATGCTCTATTTTTTTGGTCGTCTGTTTTATTTGTCCAAGTACTTGAATCTGGTACGGTTTCAAAATATGTATTAGCTTCTGCCAATGTGACATAGCTATTTGCACTAGCACTTGATAATGTTGCTGTTATAGTAGCTGCCACGGTTATAAAGTAATTTTAGTTTTATTGTAGCGTAAAGAAAAAAC